ACCCTCTTGCATTGCCACCAGTGGCCCCGACCTTGGAAAGTGACACGGACTTGCGGCGGCGCATGCTGTTGTCTTTTGAGGGGCTGAGTACGGCGGGGCCGGTTGGCTCTTACATTTTTCACGCGTTGGGCGCAGATCCAGACATTGCCGATGCCAGCGTGCAGAGCCCGGCGCCGGGTGAGGTGCTGGTTACAGTGCTGTCGCGCACCGGTGACGGGTATGCCGCGCCTGCATTGCTGTCTGCTGTCGCCACGGTTCTCAATGCAGATGAGGTGCGCCCGCTCTGTGATCAGGTGACTGTGCAGGGGGCGGAGATTCTCAACTATGCTGTTTCCGCGTCCCTGACCGTCTACCCTGGCCCCGATAGCAATGTTGTGCGAGAGGCCGCAGAGGCCGCTGTCAGCGCCTATGTAGACGCCCAGCACCGTCTGGGGCGTGATGTGACCTTATCTGGCCTATATGCGGCCCTGCACCGGCCTGGCGTGCAAAAAGTGACGTTAGCTGCGCCGGTTGCCGATTTGCCCGTTGATGATGGCCAGACGGCATATTGTACCGGCATCACTGTTGAACTGGGGGGCGTCAATGTCTGAAACCCTGCTTCCCCATAACGCAACGGCTGCAGAATTGGCATTTGAGGCGGTGGTGCAAGAGGCCTTTGCTCTCCCGGTTCTATTGCGCGAGATCTGGGACCCAGCGACCTGCCCCGTGGCACTGTTGCCCTGGTTGGCTGGGGCGTTTTCGGTTGATGAGTGGGACCCGGGCTGGTCCGAGGATGCCAAGCGGGCGGTGATATCGGAATCCGTGCAGGTCCACCGACGCAAAGGGACCGTTGGCGCAGTACGCCAGGCCCTTGTGGCCTCTGGCTATGGCACTGCCGAGTTGGTCGAGGCCAAGGAAAGCGCGCTTTATGACGGGTCGGTAACCTATGACGGCTCCGAGATCTATGAGCCGCCAGATCACTGGGCAGAATACCGCGTCTATTTGGACCGCCCCATAACGGCGGATCAGGCCGCCCAGGTGCGCAAGATCCTTGCCAGTGTCGCGCCCGCGCGCTGCCACCTCAAGGGCCTGTACTTCACCCAAGCTGCCAATCGTTACAACGCGGTCATCTCATATGACGGCACCTACACATACGGAGTCGCACAATGACAAATCTCCCCGAGGACGCCAGCTGGGAGGCTGGGATTTACCAAATCGAGCAAACAGACCCTGTTTTGGGCGGCCCGCCAAACCTTGCTACCGGTGCCGGTATTGCCAATGTGCAGGCTGAACAGCTCGCCAAGCGAACTGCCTGGCTGAAACAAGAGATTGCAACGCTGCTGGCGACCCAGATTTCGACCTGGAACGGGATCACCGGCGGCGGCACTCTCGACGGCGGCTTGACCCTGACTGCGGATCTGGCGGACTGGGGTGAAGCCCAGGCGGGCACCAGCGCGTCCAAGGTGATGAGCGCGCTGCGCGTCAAACAGGTCGTCGACGCTGCAATCGACGCTCTTGTCGGGGCCGCGCCTGCCCAGATGGACACGCTCAACGAGCTGGCGGCGGCCATCACCGAGAATGGTGACACCTCGTCGGCGCTCACCGCGCTCATTGCCTCAAAACTGGATGCGGCCACTTACACCCCGCAAGATATCCTGGCCAAATTGCTGGGCGTCGACGGGACCGGTTCTGGGTTGGATGCGGACAAGCTGGACGGGCTGCAAGCCACCAGCTTTTTCCGAGCGGACCAAAGCGGCGCGCTGACCAACCTTGGTGGCTCAAAGCAGATTTTCCAAGGCTGGGCCGGTGACGGGTCGCGCTGGTTTTTGGCGCCTAGGAAATCAGACGACTCCAATTGGGATTGGGATTTCGAATTTGGCTTTTCCCGCCAAAATGATTGGTGGTACTGCGATACAGATATCATTATCAAAGGCTACAAGGCCTGGCACGCAGGCAACCACGGCGCAGGCTCTGGGCTGAATGCGGATCTTCTGGATGGCGATCACGCCGCAGTTTTTGCCCGCAAGGGCTGGGACTACACCAGCCCGGCAACGGCCTTGTCGCTGGGGGCGAGTACATTCCTGCACGGTCTTGGGGCGGCGCCAACCAAGCTCGAATTCGATCTGGTCTGCACTGTAGACAACAACGGATATGTCGTCGGCGACCGGATCGTTGGGGTATCTTCAAGCGTCATGACAGCCTCCGGGCGTGGTCTGCTGTCCTTTGTTCCGACCGGTAGCACTTCAAGCGTAAAGGTCGTTATTGGGTCTGCGCTCCGCTTCGTAAACACCTCAGGCGGTGAGGCAGATCTTCCTTTTACCAGTTGGCAATTCATCCTCAAGGCCAGCCTGTAAGGGAAAAACCGCCAGAGGTAGAGGGGCCGTAAAGGCGTCATTTTCATTGCAACACAAATTAGCAGTGAGGACAGAATGGCTGGTTTTCTCCACGGCGTCGAGGTGCTTGAGATTGACGCGGGTCCCCGCCCAATTCGCACCATTTCGACCGGCATCATCGGCGTTGTAGGGACGGCCCCTGCGGCTGACGATACCGCCTTTCCATTGAATACGCCCGTTATGGTGGCTGGGAGTCGCCGCGAGGCTGCTTTGCTGGACACTACGGCAGATGGCACTGGCGGTGGCACCTTGCCCCCGGCGCTTGACGGGATCTTTGATCAGATCGGTGCGGTGGTGATCGTTGTGCGCGTTGAGGAAGGTGCAGACGAAGCCGAGACACTGGCCAATATCATTGGCGGCGTGAACGCCGGAACAGGCCAGTTTGAGGGCTTGCATGCGCTGGTTGGTGCTGAAAGCGTTGTCGGCCATGCACCCCGCATCCTTTGCGCGCCTGGCTGGACCCATCAGCGGCCAAGTGATCTGGCAAACCCGGTTGTGGCCGAGCTGGAAGGAATTGCCGACCGCATCGGCGCGGTGATCATTGCAGATGGTCCCAACACAACGGACGCAGCCGCGCAGACATATGCGGGCGACTGGGGCACCTCTGGCCGGGTTTATGTAATCGACCCATGGGTCAAGGTGCTGAACGGCGCTGGCGAAATCGTGGATGAGCCTGCATCGGCCCGGGTCGCGGGTGTGATCTCCCGAACCGACAACGATATTGGGTTTTGGGTCTCCCCGTCCAACCAGGGCATTTATGGCATTGTCGGCACATCGCGTCCGGTTGATTTCAAACTGGGCGATCAGTCCAGCCGTGCCAATCTGCTCAATGCCAATGCCGTTACAACCATCATTCGGCAGGACGGCTTTCGCCTCTGGGGCAACCAGGTGCCCACTGCTGACGCCAAATGGCAGTTTTTGTGCGTGCGCCGCACCGCTGATGTGCTGAATGAAAGCATCCAGCGGGCGCACCTTTGGGCCGTGGATCGGGCCATCACCAAAACCTACATCGAGGATGTGGTCGAAGGGGTGAACGGCTTTATTGCCCTTCTGGTGGCGCAAGGCGCTCTGCTGGGCGGCAATTGCTGGGCGGATCCAGATCTCAACACGGCGGCGAGCATCCAGAATGGGCAGGTGTGGTTCAACTTCGACTTCACCCCGCCTTACCCGGCTGAACGCGTGACGTTCCGCTCGCACCTGGTCAACGATTACATCTCGGAGGCACTGGCATAATGGCTATTCGCAATGTCCTGAAAAACTTCAATCTGTTTGTCGATGGTCGCGGCTATGCAGGGGAGCTGGGCGACTACACGCCCTGCAGCCCATCAGTTGCCGCTGAAGAGTGGCGGGCAGGTGGCATGAATGCCCCCGTTGATATCGACATGGGGCAGGAGAAAATGACCAGCTCCTTTGTGTTGAAAAACTACAGTGCCGATGTGCTGGCCCTTTGGGGGATTGCCCCGGGGAAGCTGATCCAATTCACCGCGCGCGGTGCCTTGGAAAGCGAGGACGGCACTGTAACGCCTGTCATCCACAACATGCGGGCCAAGATCCTGCAGAACGACCGGGGCACCTGGTCGCCGGGGCAAAGCGCCTCCCTCACCACCAATCTGACTGTCGAGTATTTCAAGGAAACTATCGGCGGGCAGGTGGTCACCGAAATCGACGTGATCAACATGGTGCGGATTGTGGGCGGGGTGGATCACCTCGCCGCGCAACGCGCTGCACTGGGCATCTAAGGAGAGACCTATGACGGACAAGCCTAAACTCCCAACCTACCTCAAAGAAAATGCCGATAATTCGATGACAGTCGATCTGTCGCGTGGGGTTGATGTTGATGGCACAAAAGCCATGAAACTCACCCTTCGCGAACCAGCTGTCAGTGACATGTTGGCTGCGAAAGAGATGGGCAACAGTTCTGCAGATGCAGAGGTCACCCTGATCGCCAATCTGGCCGAGGTTACCCCAGAAGTGATCCAAAGTGCCAAGATGCGCGACTATTCCCGCCTGCAGGAGGCGCTGGATTTTTTGAATGGCTAAGCCCGAAAGTTTTGCGCGCTGGGGTTCTTACCCTGGCGCGTTCAACCGGGTGGTCGGAGGCCGAAATCACTGGAATGTCTGTTAGCCGGCTAATTTGGTGGATTGAGGGGCTGGATGAGAAAGCAAAAACTTAGCGCCAGCATCACGATTGGCGGCGTTCTCGAAAAATCGTTCAAAAAGAACATCGGGCTGATCCGCTCTGGCTTTGAAAAAGTCGGGGATAGCATCAAGTCCGTAAAGGCGCGTCAGAAAGAGCTGACACGTCAACGCAAGGATCTGGTTAAACAGGGCCGGTCTGTCGAGGCCCTTGATCGAGAATATGAAGATCTCGAGCGCACGCTCGTGCAGCTGGCGAAAAAGCAGCGGCGCTGGGAACGCGCGATGCGGGACAGCAGGCGCGTCGGCGAGTCCTTTGGCAAAATGTCTGCAAACATCGGGCGGCTAAGCCGTCGCATGGCGCTGGGCGTGACTGCAGCTGGTGCTGGTATCTTCGCGCTGGCCAGCTCAACGGCCTCCTATGGGGATCAGGTGGCGAAGACAGCGGGCAAACTCGGGATCGGTATCGAGGCCCTGCAAGAATACCGCTATGCCGCAGAGCGGTCGGGCGTCTCAGTCGAGACTTTCGATAGCTCGCTCACCGCAATGCAAAAGCGCCTGGGCGAGGCGGCGCAAGGAACCGGCGCCGCCAAAAAGGCACTGGAAAAGCTGGGGCTGAGCGCCAAGGATCTGGTTAAGCTGGGGCCAGAAGAGGCCCTTGCGGCTATTTCTGACAAAATGCGGGATATCGAGAGCCCGGCAGAGCGCGCGGCGCTGGCGGCCGCATTGTTCAGCCGGTCGGGGATCGGCATGGTCAACATGCTGGGGGATGGCTCAAAGGCTCTGCAACAGCTGCGCGAAGACGCGCGCCGCACTGGCTATGTGCTGAGCGAAGACGCGACGCGGGACGCCGAGGCTTTTGCCGACGCACAGCTTGACGCTCAATTGGTCATCAAAGGTCTGAAAAACACCATTGGCCGTGAGCTTATGCCGGTTGTCACCCGCTCTATGGAGCAATTCAGCGCCTGGGCTGTGACCAATCGTAAAGACATAGCGGCCTTCGCAGAAACCGCAGCAACCAAGATCGAGGCAGCCTTGCCTATTATCGGTCAAATTGTCGAGGGCATGGCGCGAGTGTCCGGGGAGATCGGTGGGGTGATTGCCACGGTGGCCGACATGGTTGGGGGCTGGGAGAACTTTGGTATCGTCATTGGCGGCGTGTTTGCGGCCAAAACCATTGGCAGTGTCGTGAGCTTTGGGCTCTCTGTTGGACGGCTTGGGGCGTCCCTGATCGGCCTTACGGGCGCTCTCCCTATTGTTGCGGGGGGGATCAAGGCGATTGGTGGAGTATTGCTGGCCAATCCTATCGGCCTGGCTGTTGCTGCCATCGCGGGTGCTGCCGTGTTGATTTATCAGAACTGGGA